ATGGCTACTTGGCAAGGAACAAATGGCGGATTGTTGGCTGGTATCGGTGGTGTCAACTCAAACGCTCCGAGCGTAAATGACATCGGCAACACGCTTCAGCTTATCAGGCAGAACAATGATATTGAGCGTTCAGGCGCTAACAATGTTGGGCTGACTGCTTTGCAAGGCCTTTCAGGTATTGCGGGGGTGTTTCAGCAGGAGAAGCAGGCTCAGCGGAAGAAAGAATTCCAGCAGGCGTACGCTAATGCTTATGCGTCTGGTGATCGCGGTGCTTTGCGTCAGTTGGCTACTCAATATCCAGACCAGATTGAATCCGTTCGTAAAGGCATGGGATTCATTGATGAAGACCAGCGTAATTCTATCGGCACCTTAGCGGCTGGCGCACGCCTTGCGGCCTCATCTCCAGAAGCAATGCAATCGTGGCTGCAAAATAACGCCAAGGAACTGGCGCGCGTCGCTGTTGACCCTAACAACGTTGCTCAGATGTATCAGCAGAATCCTTCAGGATTTGGTGAGTTTGTTGATCACCTTGGGATGGCTGCGCTTGGTCCGATTGATTACTTCAATGTTCAGGACAAGATGGCTGGTCGTGAAATTGACAGAGGCAGGCTGGCAGAGACAATCCGCAGCAATCAGGCAGGTGAAGCACTAACAGCTCGAGGTCAGGACATCCAGATACGTGGACAGAACATCAGCGCACAGAATGCTGCTCTTTCCCGAGAAATACAAAGAGCAGAGTTACAAGAAAAGGCTCTGGACAGACAGATAGCCAGAGAAAGCAATCAGTTAAAGCTTGAAGAGCTAAAACAGAAACAGGCAGATGTTCGGCAAAAGGCTGACATAGCCCGCGCTGACAGGCAGGCCGCAGCTCAGGGTGCAGTTGATACGTTCAGCACCGCGCTTGATTCTCTCAACGAGATAGAGCAAAGCCCCGGCCTTTCAAAAGCAGTAGGAATTCGCTCAGCGTTTCCGACAGTTCCTGGCTCTGATGCGGCTAACTTTGAAGCAAGGCTCGACACCTTTAAAGCTCAAACATTCCTTCCTATGGTGCAGTCCCTGAAGGGTATGGGTGCTCTTTCAGATGCTGAGGGTAAAAAATTATCCGATGCGGTTGGTGCCCTAAGCCCCAAAATGAGTGAAAAGGCTTTTCGTGACTCTATCGGAAAGATTAGAAATCAGCTTGAAAGCAAGTTGAGCACTGTTAAAAAACAGTTTGATTATCAGGAGCCAGTACAGAATACGCCAGCGCAACAACCTACTACTGGCAGTAATTTTTCTTCACTATGGGGTGATTAATGGCTAAAGCATGGAAAGATGTTATCGCCTCTCCACAGTATCAGGCGTTAGCACCAGAACAAAAAGCGCAAGCTCAGGAGCAATACTTCAATGAAGTCGTGGCCCCGCAAGCCGGAGAAAATGCAGAGCAGGCTAAGCAAGCTTTCTATGCTGCCTATCCATTGCCATCTGTACAGCCAGTGGAGACACAGCAACCAGTAGCACAGCAACAACCACAGCAAAGTGGATTTATGTCTGATCTTGGCGAAGCAGTAAAAGAGACTGGTCGCGGACTGGTGCAGGCTGGCGTGAACGTGGCAAATATACCTGCATCAGTTGCTGATGCTGTAACAAGCGCGGCGGCTTGGGCTGGCGGTAAACTCGGCATTGGCGATGGTACATATCAACCAGCACCACGAGTAACAACGCAGGGATTAGAGCAGGACTTTGGCCTTCAGCAAGGCGCGCTGACTCCACAAACGACAGAGGGAAGGGTATTTGCTGAAGCATTGCCTTACCTCACTCCTGCTGGCGTTGAGAGAGCGGCAACACAGGCACCAACACTTGCTGGTCGAATTGCTCAGGGGGCAACTCGCCTTCTAGCAGAAAACGCAGTTGGATCACTTGCTGCAAATAGTGCGAAAGATGATGCGGAAGCACTCGCCACCGATTTAGGCGTTGGCGTTCTGGCTGGCGGCGCTATTAACGCTGCCGGACGTGGATTAGGCGCTGCTTATCGTGGCGTTCGTGGTGCTATTGCACCAGAAGCGCAGCAAGCTATCAGATTTGCAGAGCGTGAAGGAGTGCCTCTGCACACCACAGACCTGTTACAGCCTACTTCCCGCGTCGGGAAAATGGCGCAGACTACAGCAGAAAATATTCCCCTGGCTGGCACAAGCGGAATGAGAGCAACGCAACAGGAAGCGAGAAGTCAGTTGGTGCAGAGATTTGCTGATAAATTCGGCGAGTATGATCCAGCGGTTGTTATTGACAGCCTTAAAGCGAAAACATCAGGAATTCGTCGTGCCGCCGGTAATCGACTGGAGCAGGTTCAGAATGCTATGGCTGGAGTAAACATTCAGCCTGCGCGAGCAATTCAGCAGATTGATACAGAAATATCTAACCTGCAGAAGCTTGGTAAGGTTGCTGATAACGAGACTATTTCAAAACTTCAGTCCTATCGTGATGAGCTTGTTCGCAATGCTAGTCCTGATGGTCCGGTAAATCTGGATTTGAAGCAATTAAGCGATCTGCGCAGCCAGTTCAGAATGGACGTGAAGGGGGAACGACCAGTGTTACCAAACCGTTCCGATGCTGCCATTCAGCGCGTTTACAAGGCGATGACAGACGATATCAATGGTGCCATTGGTCAGAATCTTGGCAACGATACTCTCCGTAAATATCAGCAGGCCAATGCCGTCTACGCTGACGAAGCGGCGAAACTAAAGAATACCAGGCTGAAGAATGTTCTCATGAAAGGCGATCTGACGCCGGAAGTTGTCAACAACATGCTATTCAGCAAGAACAAATCGGAAATTAAGACGCTGTATAACTCAGTTGGTCGTGTTGGCAGGGCGCAAATGCGCAATGGCATCATTGGAAAGGCGATGGAGAAATCAGGGGGTTCCCCTGATCAGTTCCTTCGACAGCTTAACATCCTGCAAAACCAGACTGGCATCACATTTAAGGGGCAGGACGCTGCTTATCTGAAAGGATTGAAAAACTACCTGCAATCCACGCAGCAGGCTGCAAAAGCGGCAGTAACAACACCAACAGGGCAGCAAACCATCCCGTTCATTATCGGGTATGGGACAGCAATGAACCCGGCGACAACTGGCGCAGCGGTAAGCTACGGACTTCTTACTCGCGCCTATGAGAGCGAACCATTCAGAAATGCAATGCTCCGAATGGCAAACACACCACGCGGATCGACAGCGTTTGAGAAAGCCATGCAGCAAGCGCAAAAAGCGATTAATGCACTGACGCAGGGTGCTAAGTCTGATTCGTTGTCAGAATAGCCTTTCAAACACCAGGAACGTGCAAAAACCAAATATGTAGAACGCGAGGTTTATCGTATTCCTCTGCATAGGCGATACCTTTGCTGATTGTTATCTGATGTTACTGCTACTGTTGCATGTGACTGTATTTCCAAACCCTGAATTGCAGTTTGTGTAAGTGTCAACGCGTGTTGGGTAAGGTTGAGTTATAACAGGCTGGCGCGCTTTTTGCTCGATCGCTTGCATTGTGTTTACAGCCTGATAATTCAATAAAGCCTGCTGGAATGCTTGGCTTTGTGCTATTTGTTGGGCTTGTTCTTGGCTTTGTAATTGAACATAAAGATTCTGAAGCTCAAGTCTTGCCTGTGCGTCACTTATCTTGCCTTCATCGACACCTTGCCCGAGCATCTTTGCAGCAAGGACATACAGCTTAGGTGTTGGTGCTGATGCCATGCGTGAGTCGTTCTTCACACTGGCATCAAGGCAATTAGCCATATCGCTAAGCTTTTGATAGCGTTGTTCGCAACTTGCTTGATAGTCACTTACTTTTGCGCATCCAACCAGCAGAAGCGGGATAATTAACAGTGATTTTTTCATATGGTTAACTCTCCTTAGTTTTTCACAGGATATCATGAAGGCAATGCCATTTTAGCCGGAAACTAGATTTCTATGTTTCCTTTTTATTATTGCTATACATGGTCTTAAGCGTATCAAAGACAATTTTCTTAACCATCTCAGATTGTTGTTCTGCCATACGCTCTGCATCGTCAATGTAAACAGATGCAGAGCTTTGTTTAGCCAATGATTCTTCAATCGCTGCAATTATCTCTGAGTTCAGCGACCTGTTATTCATCTTCGCACGCTGCTTAATTTTCGCGTGGAGTTCATGCGGAAGTCTCAAGTGAAACTGCGCCTCGTCGTATTTGCTGTACATCCTTGATGCCTCACCAGTTGGGTGGAATGGCATCGTAACCTACTGGATAAATACTCAATAGTACCATTTCGGTATGCAATCACATCATGGTTGCATCATATCATTCGTCTGGAGCAATGAAATGTCAGATATCACCGCAAATGTTGTGGTAAGCATGCCTTCGCAACTCTTCACTATGGCTCGTTCTTTTAAAGCCGTAGCCAATGGCAAAATTTATATCGGTAAAATTGACACTGACCCGGTAAACCCTGAAAACCAGATTCAGGTTTATGTAGAGAACGAAGACGGTTCTCACATTCCTGTTTCTCAACCAATCATCATTAACGCTGCTGGATATCCGGTATATAACGGACAGATTGCCAAGTTCGTTACCGTGCAAGGCCATTCTATGGCTGTTTATGATGCGTACGGTGCGCATCAGTTCTATTTTCCGAATGTGCTGAAGTATGACCCGGATCAGTTAAGAGTAGTTTTGACTGGACAGTCTGGTGATGGACTTAATAATTTTTATGCTGGCTCAGGATGGACTGGTTCAGATGCAGCTGGTGACAATATTTATAACAATGAAACTATCATATATAAAAATGCTACACGACAGAGATTCTCCATACCAGAAACACCAATTCCAGATCCCATTATTTGGCTGGAAAAAATTAGTTCTGCAACTAGGGATGACGGCATCAAACGATGGGATCAGGGGGTAATTTATAACTCTTTGCGCAAGGTGTCAGGAAGTGCATATACATGCACAACTACAAGTGTTGCTAAGCATGAGGGCGGGAATGGGCATTCAATTGGTCACCACATGCGTGGAGAATCAAGAAATCCGCAAGCCGAAACATGGGGGGGGTGGTCATATGGTGCCGTATTAGGAGATGCAGTGCAGAATGGAGCGATTAGCACTATTGCACATGAATTTAATCTGAATAATCGAGGTCCCGATAAAGGATGGATGGAGAATACACTGCAAGGATCTGTAAGAGGGTTGGTATGTGTAACTCAGGATAAAAGCAATCCAGTAACACAGATGATTACCATCGGAAGAGGGAGTGAAGCTCCAAATGGTTATATCTGGACAGGAATGTTGTTTAGAGGTAATTCTATTTCCACTCCAACAGAGGAACTAACCGAGGTAGGTAATGGCGAATACATCAGACTTGAGGGATCTCTATCATCTAGAGCTGCAAACGGCATTAGATTTAGAACAAATTATTTTAGGAGTGGAATTTCATTTTCTGAAGCTGGATTTTCAAACAACTGCGCAATTTTGATGGGCGACAATCAACGAATTACGGTAGGAACGGGCCCGGCAAATACAACACATTTGAGTTTCAACAGGGCTGAAAACTGGGCTAACTTCAACAACTTAAGAATACGACTTAATGGCAATCAAGTTATTTCAGAGAGGAGGACGGGATGGGGATCGCCAACCGGCACCGTATCCCGAGCAGCATTTAACTCTGGAACAATAACTCACGAAGATTTAGCAAAGGTGGTTGCAGCATTAATTCAGGACTTACATGCTTCAACCGGGCATGGATTAATTGGTTTAACTTAACAGGACAATAAAATGGATAAGCAAACTATTCAAAATATCATGCAGTTTATGCTTCGCGTAAATCTTAGCGGTCATGAAGTTCCTGCTTTTAATTCTTCAATGAATACATTACAGGCTGAATTAGATCGCGAAAATGACCAGCCACTCCAGCGAGTACTAAATGCTGCTCACAATGAACCTGTTACGGAGAATGATTAAAATGAAAACAGAAAGCGGTGCTTTCAAATTTGACGGTGGAGAGGTTAAATGAATTAACAGCATTGCCATTATTGAAGTGCGCGGTAACGGGTGGGGCGCTGGTTTTTATTTTAAGCCAAATACTGCCGTTAAAGTCGATGGTAATAAGCCTGATCTGAACGAGTTTCGTGATTCCTGCGCATTGTCGGTAATGACTCCAACTTACTGATAGTGTTTTATGTTCAGATAATGCCCGATGACTTTGTCATGCAACTCCACCGATTTTGAGAACGACAGCGACTTCCGTCCCAGCCGTGCACCAGGCTGGTTCAGAATCAGGTTCTGCTGATTTTGTCCGGCGGCAGAACGCAATTTGCCAGAGTGATGGGAAGGGCATTAATCACGGATGATGGTGAAGCGATCGAAGTGGAGGCGGCGGAAGAGGTGGAGGTGATGGGGCGTGTTACGTACTTCATCAACAGCGCGCTGCAGGATGGCGTGGTGGTGTGATGGGTGGCATTACTCCACCTTTTCATCAATCCAATCTGCCCACCACTGCATCATTTCTCTGCGCTTATCGAGATACTGTGCATGGTTGTAAATCCCACGCACAGATCCGCCGTTGGCATGTGCCAGTTGCACTTCAATGGCGTCGGCAGGCCATTCGTGCTCGTTCATAATCGTGCTGAATTCATGCCTGAATCCGTGACCGCTTTCCAGACCTTCATAGCCGATTTGTTTAATCACAAGCAGTACCGCGTTCTCGCAGATTGGCTTCTTCTTATCGTTGCGCCCGGCAAAAACAAACTCTGATACTGGTTTGGTGATTGAGCTTAGCGTAGTGAGAAGTTCAACCACCTGGTCTGACATCGGCACTACATGAATCTTGCGGCCCTTCATCACACTGGCGTCGATGGTGATAATCCTGTTTTCAAAATCGACGTTCTTCCATAGCATGGAACGAAGCTCTTTCGTTCTTAGGGCTGTGTAGCGTAAAACCTTGGTGGCAATGAGCGATACGATACTTCCTGAAAATGTTGCCAGTGCTTTGTTAAATGCCGTGATCTGGTCTGCAGGAAGAAACGGGAAGTTCTTCTTGCGGTATCCCTTCATGGCGTCAGCAAGGTCAGGTGCTGGGTTATATTTAGCCCTGCCGGTGACAATAGCGTAACGGAAAACCTCTCCGCATCTTCTGCGGGCTTTATTGGCTCTCTCCATTGCCCCGCGCTCTTCAAATCTGCGGATTACTTCCAGCAGTTGCATCGGCTCAATATCTTGAATTTCAAGGCCGCCGATGATAGGTAAAATGTCGTCATCAAACATTCTGGCAAGTTCAGTAGCATAACCTACAGACCAGACTTGCTTCTTGTGCTCGTACCATTCCTTGTAAATGGCGCTAAAGGAATTGTTGTTAGACGAAGCCTTTTTTGCTTTTACCGGATCGATGCCAACCGAGATGTCTTTCCTCGCAGTCCATGCTTTATCCCTTGCCTCCTGCAAAGTCATAAGCGGATATTTTCCGACGGTCAGGATTTTCTCCTTACCGTCAATCTTGTAGCGAAGCTGCCATACCTTTTTCCCTGATACAGGGACATAAAGGTACAGGCCATTACCATCGAGAAGGCGGTATGGTTTTTCTTTCGGCTTTGCTGCTTCAATCTGCTTAACGGTGAGCATGGGTAAAAATCCGGTGGGTAAAATTATTTTATCCACTTTTTACCCGTCATGGAGTGCGGCTGTCAACGATCTGACGCGAACCATTACGAACTGTGCATCTACAGAAGGCTTGATATTCAGGGGATTTTGCGGACTGGTACGGATGGGAGCGAACTGATAAATGGTGTCCCCTGCAGGAATCGAACCTGCAATTAGCCCTTAGGAGGGGCTCGTTATATCCATTTAACTAAGAGGACAATGCGGCATGAGTATACCCGCTAATGGAGTGCGGGGTAAGTACGCTGCCGCTCGATTGCTTAAACCCTCGCCATTTATGCCGGGTTTTTATAATTTTTCTTAATGTTTTCCGCACGTTCTGCTTTTTGGCGTGCTTCTGCTTTACGCTTATTGCTCATGTCGTTACGAATCTGTGCATGACTCATTAACGCGAAGATAAAGGTGCCGCCGCAGATGTTCCCCGCTAAAGTAGGTAGTGCGAAGGGCCAGATGAAATCGCTCCAGTGCAGCGTACCGTTAAACACCAGATAGAGGATTTCAACAGAACCGACCACGATATGGGTGGTGTCACCCAGGGCAATAAGCCAGGTCATCAATATAATCACCACAATCTTTGCCGCACCCGCTGCAGGAAACATCCAAACCATAGTGGCGATCAGCCAGCCGGAAATGATCGCGTTGGCAAACATCTCGCTGGGGGTGTTCTTCATCACATCCATGCCGATTTTGACAAATGCATCGCGAGTTTCTTCATTGAAGATAGGCATATATTCAAATGCCCACGCCGCAATACCTGTCCCGAGAATATTACCCAGCAGCACGACGCCCCATAACCGTATAAGTAAGCCGACGTTGCTCATTGTCGGTTTTTGCATGACGGGTAGTACCGCAGTCACGGTATTTTCGGTAAATAATTGCTGGCGGGCCATAATGACGATAATAAAACCAAAGGTATAACCGAGATTCTCCAGCAAGAAGCTGCCCGGCACACCTTCCAGTTCGACATGAAATATCCCTTTTGCCAGTAACGAAGCGCCCATCGACAGACCCGCCGCAATGGCTGACCACAGTAGCGCCATTGCGTCGCGTTCCAGCTCTTTTTCACCATCCTGGCGGATATGCTCATGAATTGCCATCGCCCGGGAGGGGAGTCGGTCTTCATCTATTTCTATTTTTTTGCCGCGCTCTTTTTCTTCGCTCTCAACTTCAATTTCGTCGCTGTGTTGATCAATTTTGTCGTTGTCCAT